TCAATAGCGTATTGTATTTTACTAATCATAGTTTCAATAAATGAGATATGAATAGGCACATCAATAATTTTTAGTTGAAGTTTAGCATCATTAAAGCGGTCATCATAGCTAATAAAGTGGCATAGCTTAGTATCGGTTAAGAACATATTAAGCTGCATCTGAGCGTAGTATTCTGGCATATTAGCAGCTATATCGTCATCTGTACTAAGTAGCAGATAGTCTAAATGTGTTTTGCTTTCAGGGCATTTAATTTCACAAATAGCATCTTTCAAAACTATGTCAGGAGTTCCGCAAATATCAAACTCAATGTTTTCGAATAATACAATACCATTTGCTGATGTGTAAATAAAGTTGTTATCATTTACATCCAGTCCTTTTAATTCAGCAAAGGCAAGCACCGCCTGAGGCTCTATTTCTTTACCTCGTTGCATAGCTGCATTATAGAAGTTAGGAAGCGTTACCGATAGTTGGTTTGCTACCTTAGTCTTAATGTAAGACTTAGCTCCTTTGCTTAGTACTTCACCTGCTTTAAGTTCCTTTGCAGTTGGATCAGTTAATAGTTTGTGAATTTCGCTGGAGGTAAATTTATCCTTACGGTATTCTAACCATAAATCTTCTGTTTCAAATACTTTATAATTTGCCATTTAGTTTTTCTGAATTAGTTTTAGTAAAAGCATCAGTAATTTTAGTATCAGTTGTGAACTCTACTATATCCTTTCGGTTAAGGTTAGCACCGAATAAGCTACCAAACATATCGCAAGCATCCTTTATAGCAACTGTTTTAGCTATTGGAAAAGCCATCATTAAAGCACCGTTATTAATGTTGATAAGGTCAGCGGGTGAAGTGCCTTGCTTTGTTTGTAATTGTGCTGCACCAATGCCATCGTGATAGTTCCATTCGTTTGTAATAGGATGTACAAAGTGAACTCTAACCGTAACCCAAACACCGTTAAAGGCAGTCCCCTGGTTAGTAATCTCAATCTTGAATTGCTTAAATATTTTCTTCAGCAATAGTTCGACTTTGTCAATGGGTAGGTACTTGTAACCTTTGATGTATGGATGCTCTTTAATCCATTTTTCAGGCGGTCGTTGGTTCAATAAGTAGTTTAGTGAATCCGATTTGTAAGCCAACTCAACATCAGTTGTAAGGTCGGCAAGTGTTGGTAGTGTACTCATAATGCTTGTTTGATTAATTTGTTATATTTTTTTTCGGCTGCTTCTTGGTTGTTGAAATACTCATCCTCAATATAGTAAGATGCTTTTTTTCTGACATACCATTGGTTGCCAATAGTCCAAATGGAGCAGGTAAAATTAAATCCTACGTATTCTCCTATACATTTAAAATCTTCCATTAGTCCTCATCTTTAAGTGCGTAAAAACCTAAGTAAATTAATCCAGATACTACTACAAGTACCCATAAAGCGGTTGTTGTTTCCATTAGTTTTCGTAATTAATTTTAACTGTGAATTTTGTAATTAAATCAGATGAACTCAAATGATGTTTTTTCTTGTTTGCAGCCATGCGGATATAACGCATCCAGTCGCTGAAATTTGGTTTTGTGTCTTGCTTAGTCATTGTTATATTTATTAAAGTTGTTTGCCATTAATTCTTTATCTGTATCGGTAGCAATGATGTTATAAATTAAATTCTTAAGCGGTAACGGAAAAGATTTGGTTTCTTTTTGTAAAAATAGTTCCAATGCTTTGCTGGTGTTTTCTTCAATCCATTGCATAGCATCAACTTCCCAATGCTGTTGAATATGCTCACCGCCCTCCTCTGTATCGTTCCAACCCTCATTTAATCCTTCGTATAGTACAAACTCAACTAAGGCATCAAACTCTATTACATCGGTTAACAATACCCCGTTATGGGTGTAGTCTACTTCGTAATTACTTTCGTGTGTAGTGTAGTCAATTATTTCTAAGTTTTTCATATTATTTTATTGGTTTAATTTGTTTTGTATTAATGTTATTTTTTGTTCATTAGTTAAATTAAAAAAATCTTCAATTGGTATCATTAATTTTTTTGCAAGTTTATTTAAAATATACTCACCCGAAAGGACGGTGTTTCTAATTTTTGCTACTGTTTCTTTACAAACCAACCCTTTACTATCGCCATAAGCAGGTATGTGACAATTTAATCCTTTGTTTATTGTATCATATTTCATACTCCACAAATGCTCCCAATCATATAGTTCATGTGCTTCGCATTCAATTAAAACTTTAAAAATATGATTGTCTACACCGTGCTTAATTAACGACCTATAAATTTTTGTTTGGTCTTTACATCTTAGCTTTTTGTAGGACTTCCAACGTACTTCAATATGTTTTGAACTACCAACATAAACTTTGCCAGTAGGACTTGTAATGCTATAAACCCCTATCATTGTCCTTCTTGTTTAAGCAGTAAAATAATACCCTCGTTAATAAGGTCAGATACACTACCTTCGCCTCGTTTTAGTTGAAGTCTTTGTAGTCTGTCGGGTAAGTCTGTATTAATAAGTACAGTTGAGGGCTTTCTGTTAGGTTTAATAATAGGTCGCCCAATTGTTGGTCGTATTGTCATAATGTTTTTTATTTTGGTTGTTAATTATGGTACGAATATATAAATAAATATATATATAAGTCAAGTATTATTTTAATTAATATGTAACTGTTTGATAATTAGCCTAAAAAATGTTGCTAACTTGTTAAAATTAAATAAAATTTATGTATTAATATTGTATATGGAATTAAAACAAGGCAAAAAAAGAGGGGCAAAGCCTAAGGAAGATAAAAAGCAAGCAGTCACATTCATGCTACGTCAATCAACTATCAATGCTATTGGTGGAATGGAAGCAGTTAGGGCAAAAGCGGTTAATCATTTTGAAATCTTATAAAGACAAACCATGCCGAGCGTGTGGCGATATTTTCCCACAGCGTAAATCTACTGAAGTGGTTTGCTCAATTAAATGTGCAATCGAATTATCCAAAAAGAAAACCGATAAAAAAAAGAAAATAGCTGATAAGGTAGAGATTGAGGTACTAAAGTTAAATGTAAAAAAGCTATCTGAATATGAAGCTGAAGCAAAAACAGCATTTCAAAAGTGGATTAGGTTAAGAGATAAAGACGAGCCTTGTATAAGTTGCGGTACTTTTACAGCAGATGAATGGGCAGGCGGTCATTATCACCAAGCAGGTATTTATTCGGGTGTAATATTTAATGAGTTAAACTGTAATAAACAATGCAATGCACATTGTAATAAGTATTTAAGTGGCAACTTAATTGAATACCGTAAAAACTTAGTTAAAAAAATAGGTTTGGAAAAGGTTTTAGAGTTAGAACAATTAGCAAACGATACACGCAAATACAAGTACACTAAAGAAGAATTAATCGCAATAAAAAAGAAGTATGCAGTCAAATAGAGATGCTTTAGTTGATTTGGTTATAAAAGATATTGCATACAAAAAAAAGTGCAAGGTCTTTTCACCCGATAACTATGAGGATTTGTATCACGACATTGTACTATTGCTTTTAGAGATTAGCGAAGAGCGTTTACCAACTATTGAAAACTTGCCGTTTTGGTTTTTTAGAGTAGCAAAGAATAAAGTTTCAAAAACAGGATGCGATAAAAAGTTAAGGAGTGAAATCATAACCGATAACTTCACAAAGAAACTTAACCCAATTAAACAACAGCAAAGCGTTTTAACCGATGCTGAGATTAAGAAAGCCGAAAGGATTATGATAGAGTTAACCGAGTTTGAGAACAGAGTTATAACAGCCTATAATCAACTTGGCAATATGAAAAAAGTAGCAAGGTTTACTGGTATACCCTATGCAAGTTTAAGAATCGTTAAAGACAAGATAAGAAAAATCAAATGAAAATACTTGTAGTAATACCAAGTTCAGCAAAGAAAATAAACGGAGTAGACTATCACCGAATGTTGATACCTCATAACCGAATGGGCATACTATATCCTGAAAGCGAAATAAACGTATGCAATGACATCGAGGCGTTAACGGATGAGCAACTTGCAGACTTTAACCTTGTTATCTTTAACCGTTTTATATCTCAGTCTGCAAACGAAAAGCAAGTTTATAAAAGGTTGCTAACTTTAAACTTGCCTTATGTATTGGATATGGATGACGACTATCGGCTTAACCTTTCGCACCCCTTATACGAACTTGTTAAGTTAGACAAGCATGCCGACAAAATAATGTTTGCAATGAAAAATGCAATAGCCATAACCGCAGCTTCAAAGTTACTTGCCGAAACATTAAAGAAAGAAAGCGGTAATCAAAATGTATTTATAGTTCAAAACGGAATAGACGCATCACAAGACCAATTTAAGGTAAATGAAATTAACCTACCTAACTTAACATTCGGCTGGACTGGTAGCGTTAGCCACTTTGATGATGTGCTATTATTGCATGATAGCCTATTAGCTTTATATTTGCATCCTGACTTTTGCAATACGTTTAGATTTGTTTACGGTGGGTTTGACAAATCGGACCAAGTAAGTCAATCAATACTTGGCGTTTTAACCTGTAAAGGAATAGCAGATACAACTCAATTCGATGTTTTCCCTGCAACCGATGTAGATAACTATGCTACTTTTTACGATAATATAAATGTCGCATTAATTCCGTTAAGGGCAAACCGTTTTAATAGTTTGAAATCTAATCTTAAACTTTTGGAGGCAGGGTTTAAAAAGAAAGCAGTAATAGTATCGGATGTTGAACCGTACAAGTCTTATCTTAAGCATGGTGTAAACTGCCTTGTAGTTAAGAATAAACACGATTGGTATAGGCATATGGTATACTTGATTAAGAACCCTCACATAGCTACTGAGTTA